TTAGATAATGAAGTAAATAAAGATATAAAATACAATATAAATATAATTAATCAAATTAAAGTAAATGAAATTAATTTTGATAAATTATTAATATTAATATATGATGATAACATAAAAAATAAAATAGAATATATAAATAAAAATATAGATAAATTAAGAAATTATTTTAATTCAAATTTACTATTAAAAAATGTTATTCGAAAAATGTTTTCAGATGATTGTGAACTTTTATATTATATTTATAACGATATTTATAGGATAATTAAATTAATAAATATTAGTGATAATAATACAGTATATAGATATTATATTTAAAAATTTGATAAAATTCACGTAGTCTATAATATTAATATTAAAAATAAAAAAAATGTTATATGCAATTTATGGTTATAAAGTCCCAAATTATATATTCTTTACATTTATAAATGATATATGTAAAAAATATAATTTATTAGATGCCAATGAAGCAGATACTGAAGATGTTGAAGAACAAAAATCATTTTTAAAAGTTAATTTAAGATATTGTATTGAAAAAGTTTCAGAAGATGACGAGAAAGATGAATCAAAATCAGCATATTTAGGATATCGTGAATCAATAGCAGAAGAATTGTTTGATGCAATCGAAAAATTAGATATTATAAAAACATATTTAATAAATAGAAAGAATGAATTTATGAAAAAGGTTTTGGAAACTAATTTTGTGGAGTATGATGTAATGAAGCATATATTTATGAAATATTCAACTACAAATTATATTGACACAATAAAATTCAAATCAGTAGATTTATTTATACATAATAAAGATAATCCAAATTATGAAGTGGTAACAGGTGTATTAATTGACGAGTTCGAAAATATGCCTTATTTTATGTATTATAGTGACGAAGTGATGATGAATGCAAAAGATATAATAATAGAATTATTTAATTATGAATTTAATGAGTATAAGTGTGGTTTAATTATAACGAATTATAATAATAATTTTAATTAAAAAAACGAAATCAAACATAATAATTATATTTTTATAATATATAATGGCAAATCGTATTTTAAGTAAGATAACTGATGTGCAAACAAGAGTAAATAAAATAGCTGAAGTTCGTGATTTTACAAATGTTGGGAGTGTTTTAAGTACAACACCAAGTAATCCAATATATCAAACATCTGGTAGAAATGGAACTGCAGTAACATATGATAGATATGCTACTCATGCAGCCATTCAAGTTATGCAAAAAGGTGGTTCTGCTTTTGATGCAGCAATCGCGGCAATGGCAATGTTAGGATTAACTAGACCAGGTAATTGTGGTATTGGAGGTGGTGGTTATGCAGTATATTATAATGCATCTACAGACCGTGTAGAAACAATAGACTTTAGAGAAGTTTCTTTACTAAAGACAAATCCGCATATGTTTTATAGAAATGGTAGTTTATTATCAATAACTGCAACAACGCCATATAGACAAACACAAATGGATGCGGTAGGTGTACCAGGAACAGTAGCATTTTGGGATGATTTAATAAACTTAGGATTAACAAAATTATCATTAGCAGAAAATTTATATCCAACAATAGATTTAGCTAGAAATGGTTTTCCAATTGACCAAACATTTAATGATTTAATAGCTAAAGATAATAATTTTAAAAAATTAAGATTATTTACATCATCATCTAGTTTATATTTACAAGATGCAAGTAATGGTTATCCAGTTGGTTCAACACATAGAAATCCAGATTATGCATTTACTTTAGAAGAAATAGCATATGGTGGTTGTAAAGAATTTTATAGAGGTAACATTGCAAGAGATATCGTAAATTGTGTAAATACTCCTCCATTAGTTGCGACACCTGAGTGGGATATTAGTGGTGCTCCAATGTCTTTAGAAGATTTATCATTATATCAAACTAGAAGAAGAGAACCATTAAAAACATCTTTTAGAGATTGTTCTGTATTCGGTTGTAGACCATCAACAAGTGGTGGTTTAACTTTAGCAATGATGTTAAAATTTTATGAAAAACTTATTCCGAATCCATTAACAGCAACGGACGCATCAGGTTATCACGCAAGATTATTAGCATCTAGATATGCATTTGCAGACAGAGGTGTATGGATGGCAGATCCAGAATTTTTTCCAGTACCTGTAAATGGTTTATTAGATGATAGTTATTTAAATTCTAGAGTAGCATTAATGCCAACAAAATATGATGGTACTAAATTAACAGCTACAAATGGTTATCCTACAATAGCATATGATTTATCTGGTTTAAATTATACTATTTTACCAAATCAATTATCATCTGATTCAACAAATAGTTCTACAACAGGATGTATATTTGCAGATAAATATGGTAATGTTATAAGTTTAACATTTACAATTGAACAAATATTTGGTACAGGATGTGTTGTACCAGGAAGAGGATTTATTTTAAATAACGAAATTACAGATTTTGATACTGTAGCCGTTGGTAGTAAATTACCTGCAAATGGTCCAGAACCAAGAAAAAGACCACGTTCAAGTATTACACCTACATTAGTTTTTAAAAATGGTAAACCAATTGTAGCTATAGCTACTTCAGGTGGTACTGCAATTATACCTACAAACTTAAATTTAATTATTGATATGATTGATAAAGGTTTAGACCCATCTGGTGCATTAAATGCAGGAAGATATTTCGATAGAAATGGTGGAAATATTCAGTTAGATTATAAAGGTCAAGTTGGATTAAATAATGCTGATTCACAATATACTTTATTAACTTCACAAATGGGATATCCAACAGGATATTCATCATCAGCATATTTTAGAAGTGGAACATCTACTACTGGACCAATATTACCAATATCTCATGCTTGTGCACTTAAAATTAATCAAACAACTAATGTTCAAACAGCTGCATTTAACTGGGCAGAAAATAAAGGTTCAGCAGAAAACGTAACTCCATTATAAGTTAAATATATTATTTTAAATATAATTATTAAAAATAATAAATTTTTATACTTTGTAATAAGACCATTCTTTACTAGATGGTGGAGACTTTACAATATTCCATTTGCGTTTAAGAATAGATTTGCTTTTTGATTCATAATATGAACCGAGATGTGGAATATCAATTAGATTATTAATAGTTACAATGTATAAATCGCCGCCAGAAACGCGTTCTAATTCTTTAATTGTAGATGGTAAATCATCAACATATTCTAATACAGCTGACAAGAATATAACGTGACTGTTATCAGGTAATTTTGGTAAAACGTTTTCAATATAATCTTTTATACTATTATTACATTTTTTGCATCCAAGTGTATCAACACAAACATCACCACATCCATATAAATTAAATGATTGGAATAATCGACTTGATATTCCACCAGTATGATTAGAGCCAATGACCATAAGTTTTTTATTTTTTTCAATAGATTTTTGTTTTGCAAGTTTATAATAATTATAACGTTTAAAATTGCGAATAATGATAATATCAAATAAAAAGATAATTATAATTAGAATAATAATTTTACGATACATAATATAATATATATTACAAATAAAAGTAAAGTAACAAAACCAAATAATATATAAAAAATTAATTTTAATAAATTAAATAAAATAGTTTAGTATAATATAGAATGGCTCAACGTTTAAAGAATCAAGTGAATAGTCTTATTTTAGATAGTTCTGGTACAAAATTAGCTTTAGTAGATGCATCATCACATCTTTATAGAATTGCTAACTTTGATAGTTCAAATAATGCAACAATTTCAAATATTAATAGTGTTTTAACAAATAAAAGAGTATATGAAGACAATTTTTCAATGGTTGACCCAATAGGACCTTATAAAATAGATGCAATCCCGATGTTATGTAAAGAAACATTTGCTATGAATCGTTTTTCATTAAATACTGATTCAGATTTATTATTAAAGGAATCTGCATTAGTAAATACTCAAAATTATAATGAATTTGTGGTTTTTGTACCAAGCAATAGAACAGATTCTATATATACTCCAGCATTTGGTCAAGATGTAGATAATGAAAATAATAATTTAGGTTCATTTAGTAGACCATTAGAAGATTTCTTATTTACTGAAGGTAGAGAAGCTCAAGTTGGAACAACATTATGGAATAAAGTAAGTACATTTAAAACAGCTATTACGACAAATGCAAATACTACTTCAGATGCTTCTAGAAATCAATATTTAACAGCAATTAAAACTGATGCAACATATATTCAATTAAAAAATAATATGAAAACACCATATAAAGTTTGGAATCAAATAAAAGATGGAAGTGGTGATGATTTTTTATTTGAAAATTTATTAGATTTAAGTGGTGTAGCATTACAAAACGTATTAGCAGATGGTGTTACAAAAAATAATGTTAAAGTAACAAGCACATCTTGGCCTGTAGATGCATCTGGAAATGCAATAAATGTTTTACCAATTTCTCAAAATACATCTGCTACAAATGGTAAAACAGGTTTATTAATTGTATTCCCTGGTTCAACAGCTACATTAACACCATTCGGACAACATAGTCCTTATTTAGGTTTAGCAGCATCTTTAGGTTATGTAGTTGTTGTAGCAAATCCACAACCATTAATGGGTAGATATACTAAATATGCAAAAAAGAAATCTATGTCAAAATTGTTTGCAGATAAATCCGCAAATAAGTTTGGTGTTACATCAAGTGAATTGAATGATGCATCAAATAATTTTTATTCATCAATGTACGATGCATATGATGTAAATGATGTTACAACTACTGCAAATGGTAGTTTTGCAAGAGCTAGATATAGATATCAAAGTAGAACGAATGATGCTATGAAAATATTTGAATCACAATTCTATCAAATTAAATCAGTATTAAATAAATTAGGTTTAACAAACTATATTAATTATAATAATGTAGGTGTATTAGGTATAAGTGCTGGTGGGTGGTCTTGTATGGCAAATCATAATTTATTAGCAACAAATGGTGCAACAACAACATTTACATTGAATGATGTTTCTGGTAATCCAATACCAAGTGCAAAACCATATTTATGGAATATTAAATGCATAATTGGTTGGCAAAATACATTATCTGAAGTATCGTTATCAAAAGGATTTAAAAATGTTCCACAAGAAGGTGGTGTGGATCCACGTAATTATAATAATAGATATTTATGTGGTTTAGATTACTTAAAAGTACCATATATTAATATTACAAATGATGCAGATATTGGAAGTTTATCAAAGAGTGGTTTAGTTCAAGAAAAAGATTTTTATTATAACCACCAAATACAAACATTATATCAATTAACTAAACAAAAATCAGAATCAAATTATCAAGCATTAGAAGCATTACATCAGTCAATTAATATTTTAAGACCAGGTGCATTTCACGGAAGTAGTGAAGGTAAATTAGATTCTGGTGATGGTCAATATGGTGGTTATTTTCCTTATTTAAACGCAGAATGGAATAATGGATGGTATTTACCTAAATATATAAGCTTTCCATTTAATAATGTTTTAGAAACTGGTATAAAAGATGAATTATTTTATGGTCAATTAGAAGATTTGAAATCATTATATGCATTTCAATTAATGGTTCACAGATACTTAGGTAATGATTTTCCTGTAAATAATCCTGTGTTAGCTTCATTAGGTATTAAATATGATATTGCACCTACTCATTGTGATATTTTAACTGATTTTGAATTTGTAAAAGTTGGTCCTACAAATCGTATTACATATGATGCAAGTTATAATATTCAAATTGATAATAGTGGTAATAAAGTATCATTATCAGTAGATGCATCTAAAAATTTAGTAACAGATGCTACTAGTATTACATTTTCTAAACGTAAAATATATGAAGATAAATATACATTACCTAATCCAACTGGTCCATATCAGGTTGATTGTATTCCTATGCAACTTAAAGACCAATTTTTAATGCCAAAATTCGGTTCAAATAGAACAGGTGATAATGCTTATTATAATGGTATTACTTCAGTTGGTGCATCTGGCGAAAGTATTACAATTGGATATACAAATAATTTACATACAGATAATTTATATAATACTTATGTTGCACCAGAAATAGATGTGTTTGTACCATCTAGTAGAGCAACTTTAGAAATGACACCTATGTTTAAAGATGGTGTTGACG